TCATAGCTTTTATGCCCTTTGTTTAGGAGCGAGCGGGGCGAGCCGACTGTGCCGACCGCCCCTTCGTTTCAGTTCTAAAGTTTTTCTTTACAACTTCGGAGCCGGTTGCACGATGTATCCAAATTTTCGCAAACGTACATCGGCTTTTTCGGCGAGTAGTCTCGCTACATGATCCGATTTTTTAGAGTCCAACATCTTGTCACCGAATATCATTCCTTCAGGGTCGTCTCGGTAATCCCAAATACGACCAAGTTGCTCTGAACCATCATCGTCTACGGTGATTTCAAGAGCCATTCCCAGTGGGTGTAAAAATCTTCGATTTAGCTCTTGCAAAAAACCTTTTTCACGAAATTCTTTTGGTGATATTGTTTTTATTTCAGCCATAGTATTTTCACTTCGGGGACGTGGGCGGGAGTAACCCACGTCCCCATAGGAGGGGGAAGAGAAGAAAACGTCTGTCTAAGCGACGTTGTTCTTGTGAATCGGGCGGTAATCTTCGACCAAGACGGCGGTAATCGAGCGGACTTTGATTCTGCTCTGGTCATTGGTGAATACCGCATAGTCGGTCGGGTTGCCTGCTACGTAAATTTCCGGTTGCAAGCCGAAAACGTGACCGATGGTAATGGCGGGAACGATGCGCGGGTCTACGATTGCCGCCCAATCGGTGGCATCTGTCCATTCGGGGACGACAATCACATCATCTTTTTCACCGATAGCGGACTGCGTAAGGTCACGCGGGACAATGATATTCAAGGCGGCGGATTTCAACTCACGCGGAACGAGCAAGTATTTCGGGTCGACGCCTAAAATCCCGCCATCTTTACCGGATGGGGCAAGGGCCCCCTGTTTGTAGATTGCAGAAGCGGCGGCTTGCCACGCTGTATCGTCCGTGCCTAAAGCAGTGGTGAGCAAGTTCCCGTGATTGCTGGCATCGAATAGGTTGTTTGAGTCTGCCATTACCGGACCCGTTCCGCTGTTGGCAGTGAATACCGCTGATACCAACGATGAGAGAGTCCGGATGCCGGAATTGGCAAGGACTTTCGGGAAGGCGGCTAATCGGCGGGTATCATCTTTCAGGAACATCTCAAGGGTAAGCCCAAGATATGCGCCCTTTTTGACGAACGCCGCTGTCTCTTTATTATCTGCTACGGCGAGTTCGGTATATGCCGCGCCCTCCGCAACGGTGGGAAGAATATCAACTTGCCCGACCATGATTCCTTTCATGTCTTGGAGTGAGTTCACCTGCTCTACGTTGACGATTTTCTTCCACCATTCATAGCCTGCGTTCGCCATAACTTCCCATTGGACACGCACGAGTTTATTCGTGATGTCTGCGAGAAGTCCGGGCAAACTGGATGCCGTGGCGAATTGAACACGGACGCGGGTCGGGTCATAGCCACCGTGAAAAGAAATATCACCGGTCGCCATGTGGTACATCTCACGGATGCCGGAGAGTCGTTCGGTTTTTACATCTTTGAGAGAGTCGGGGCGTTCTGCACCGAGTAAGTCCCATACGGCGGCTTCAAATGCTTCTCCACCGGATGCGCCCATCTGGACACGCCCTACGCCGACAATCCCTTGTCCGGCTGTGAGTTGAGCGACTTCTTCTTTTGCCTGCTCGATGGCGGTTTGAAGTTCTTCCGGTTCAAAAAGCCTATCGGCGAATTGAGTCCGGATTCTTTCGGCGGTCACGCCGGGCAGGTTTGCCACGCTGAGCGAAGAAGTGATTAGGTTGGACAACATGCCTTTAATCACTTTATCTTGCATGGCGGTTTCTTTGGCTTTTTGCTCGGCTTGTAATTGAGCGTCCACGATTGCCTGTGCGTTTTGAACGCTTTCAGCTACGGGGGGTTCTGCGGGAGTTGTGTCACCCGCGGGCTTGGGGGTCTTAGTGGTCATTTCTCTATCCTTTGCGAGTTTCGCAACTTGGAGCGCATTGGTAAATTCTCCACCACGCGCGGGGTTAACAACTACGTCAGCGGATTTGGCGTTCAAAATCTGCTGAACCGTAGAGCCGGTTGCTGTAAATGATAAATCGGCGGATAAGCCGACATCTTTCGCCAAATCGGGATTTTCTATCACGTCTTTGGCGAGGGCTTCTGCGATTTCTTTGGCGGGTCCGAAAGGTATAAAATCGGCTCTCACGCCTTCGCTCTCTGCGTCCCATGTGGGATTTTTGAGAACGGCGCATAAATCACGAACCGAGCGGTTATACCAGCTATGGTCTATGAAGCTATGCACACCGTCCCAAAGTTTCACGCTGGCTTCGAGTACATCGGCGGGAAATTCCCAACCGTTTCCCATGCCTGCTGTAATGATTAGGACGGAGAAGCCTTTGCTTGTGGTACTTAATTGCAATCTGGTTTCTACTTTTGCATTTTCTGACATGATTTCTCCTAACAATCTGCGAATTCGGCGGTGGCTTCTTTGTGCGTTCTTTTTGTGCATCGAATAGAGCCACGATGCCCGCGAATATAATCAATATATCCGACCCAGCTTGTTTTTATATTGCTCGTAAGCGGGTGGAAAAGGAAATTAGGGATGCTCGCTATAATTTCAAAAGGTGTCCACCATCCATGATTTAGGTCAGGAAGTCCCTTGATAGCACTTTCTTTTGAAACTTCTAATTCAAACTCGCTCATTCCATCTGAGCATACAAAAAATACGGCTGGCTCTGTCCCTTTTGGCTCTGTGATATTTGTATTGCCCGATTTGTTAAACACAAATTCAGGGCATGGTTTAGACGATGATGGAGTAAATCCGCCATGCGGGGCAATAAATCTAAAGCCGATTCCTTTGAGTTTGGCTAAGTATTTACTCATTTTTATCTACGTCTTCCAGTTCAGGATCAAGTATCGTATTTGCTTTTTCTTTGCTTGCGGTAAGCGGCTTCCGCAAGCCTGCGCCGACATCGGCGGGGGCTTCTTCTCCGGCGAGGCGGTATATCATTCTGATTAGCTCTGCGCCGTCAATGAGCTCCCTATCGAATATATCCGCAAGAGTCGGTTCTGCTCTAGCAATCGCTAAGGCGGTGGCGGTGTTGTCTTTTTGTGTAATATCATCCATCCGTACGATGAGGGAATCTGTTTTAATTCCCTTTTGGGTCAATACAATTTTCAAAATATCGGTGACGATATTCTTGACCACGTTCTGACGGGCGGATAATTTTCTAAAGGTGGGCGTTCCTGCGGCAATGGCGGTGGTTCTTGTGCTACTCTCCGGCTCTGATAGCCAGTGCATGGGGATACCTGCGGCGGTGGCAATCATGCGTTTGATTGCTAATCCGTCTACGTTGGCATCGAAGCTGTCAAGATTTGCCGACAATATGCCCCATGATTCGCTTTCGTCTTGGATGAGAACGCTCCCCGATTGTGGCGGGTTTGCGGCTATCTCCGCTTGGCGGGCTATCCGCTCCGCTTTGCTGGCGAATTTTCCACGCAGAACGAACATAAAGGCGGTGCGATATTTATTTAACTTCGCTCTATTTTCGAGCCAATCGGTATAGAGCGTGAGCCACGGCAATATCGGGGTGAAATCGCTCTCTCCGAATGTAACTGCTACGGGCTTATTTATGCTGTAATGGCGCATAAATGTCTTTTGCTTTTTATTCGGGGTATAGGCGGGATAGAAATCTTTCTCTGCATCCGTGCCGTAGATGAATTTCTTTTCTTGCATGAAATCATTCTCGGCGGTTTCGATTTCTGTGATTTGCTCCGGGGGAAAGGCACGCACGAAAATTCCCGCTTCGGTGTTTGAGAATAACAGGAACAAGTCTCCACTCCGCGAGAGCTCCCCTGTCCACGCGGGAAGTTGTTCGGGGATGCGATTCAGTTCGTGATGCCAAAAATCAAGCAGGATGTTCTCTCCATCCGAAGAAAACTCTACACCTTTTCCAATCACGAAGGATGTGGTCAGCTCTACAATTCTGCGGGCTATCGGATTGATACGCCATTGTAAAAGCGCATCCTTTAGGATTTTGTTGCGGTCATAGGAAAACCGGTCTCTAAAGCTACTCCCGTAGGCGGTGCCGATTTTGAAAGTATCATCCGTTTCTTTCATCAATTGCACGGTTAGCACTTTATCTAGGGCTGGTTGAATGAATTTTTGATTAAACCAATTTTTGAGCATTAGGAAAATCCTGTTTTTACAAAGGTGCTTTTAAATCCGAGTGTCCATTCCAGCTTATCGAGTATGGCGACTAGACTATCGGCGAGTAGTTTGTCATCGTGGATTAGTAATCCGCTTTCGTCTCTGGCGTTCTCCGGCACCGACCACTTCAATATCTTGCCGGGACCCGGTTTTATTTCTGATTCACAGGCAATATATTGCTTGTGTGCGCCGGCATCATGGGTAGCGTCTGAAAATCGCCCGGATTCAATGGCAGTGATGAAGCCCCAGCCGATTTCGCTCTTTACGACCGAAGAAAACTTGACGGGGAGAACATCATCGCCGTATTTAGCATTGAGCAATGACCATAAGCCCTCCCCTACTCCGCTGGCATCTATGACTATCTTGGATGGTCTCCAGTTATCGGCGTATCGTTTCAGCTTGCCGAAGATGGTCAGGTGGTTTTGCCCAAGCCACTCGACACGGTGAACGATTTTATAACTTGGCTTCGCCTGCGTCTCGATGGTGGATAAATCAATCTCTACAATCGAAAGCGTGGTTGAGTCCCGTGCGCTGTTGATTGCTTCGGCGGTCGGGTCGGACATGATCGCTTCGTCCTGCCCGGCAACATCTATCAAAAAGGCGTAGAGACTGCCGTCCTGCGGGGCTTCGTGCGCTTTTTCTCTGGTATTTATCAACGCCATTCTTGCGGCGTTGAATAGCTTGCCTTCGGCGTTCAATTCTTGGCAAAAAAACTGCGTCTTGATAAATGGATGGTTGCGCCCCAGTCGCTTTATTTCTCCATCCACGAATAGCCCGTATTCAGGAAGGACTTTTCGCACATCATCGGCGGTATAGATAAAAACTCTCTGCTCGCCGTCTTCCTTCTCCGCTTCTCTGCACTCTCTGATTGTTCGGGCGAGAAGGCTGGAAGTTGTCCACGCCGTTCCCCAAAATACTCTGGTCGCATTTGTAGAGGCAACCATCGGGGCGAAATCTTTATCGTATTTCTCCGGTAGGATGTCTTGCGCTTCGTCCAACTCCAGCAGGAGCGAAGCGGTTGCCGACACAACGCTGGCTCTTTTATTCGCCGAGTAGAAATGTATAACGGTGCGCCCGATGAGATATTGATATCCGCTTCGTTTCTTCCATGAGTTCTTAGTGATGAGATTGGTCTTGAGCCTATCTTCCAATCTCTGCATGGCGTTCTGTGTTTGGGGCTTGAAGGTCGGACTTGCTTTGACGATGCTTTTATCTTTGAGCCTATACTTGGATAGCAAGTATGTTTCTATTTGCGCTTGTAATTCGTTCTTGCCCGATTGTCGGGACATCATCACAACAAATGTTCTACCTAAATTCTGCTCTACGCTTTCGATGATGGCTTTTGCGATTGGCTCTTGGTAAGTTCTGAGCGTGATTGCTCCGGCGTGCTTTGAGAAACTCGCCACGTTGCGGTGGATCCGTTTTATCTGCGTGACGAGTGCCGGGCTAAAGCTCATCGTTCAATTCCATAATCGCTTGAAGTATCGCTTCTTCGACATCCGATAGCCCGTGCGTGAGTATCGCCTGTGTACGTTGAACGGTGGCGATTGCCTTGGCGGTATCGAGCATCAGCCGCGCTGTGGGAATATCTTCTTCGGTTAGGTCATCAAGTTTATGTGCCGTTCCCTTCGTGAGTCTGCGTAACATGGAACGTAAAAGCAAAATTTCCGATTCGAGTGTTTCACCATCGAAGCGCGAAAAATCTCGCTTCTCCGCATCTCTAAAGTAGCTGGTATAGAATCCGTGTTTGAGGGCGTTTTTATTGCCGGGCTGTGCGCCTTTCTTGCGTTTTTTCGACACATTAGCTCACCCTGTCTAAAATTGTGAAGAATAGGTTTAGTAATGTTAATGCTCCCCCGCCGATGGAGATTTTGACGAGCATATTGATTTCCGCCATAAAGCGGAGCAGGTCTTTGATTTCACCTTCGACTTTCGTCATGCGTTTTTCCAATCCATCTACGCGCACTTGGAGCCGGGCAATGCACTTTTCTTGGTCTAGTTCTGTCATTTTGTACCTGTAGGCTAGAGTCGGCTCACTTAAAGCAAACCGGCTAGAGTCATTGCGTCCGACTCTAGCCTATCTCGATATTAGCACAAAATTTCTTTTTTAACAAGAATCAAAAAGCCCCCTGTATGTAGGGGGCTTTGAGCTGAAAGAATGGTGTAGTTGTTAGGTGTTAGTTGTTAGCGTATAGTACGTTGCCCTACCGCTTTCGATTGTTACTCTATGACCTGTTTTCAAAACATGCCTTCGCATGGGGCGATTAGTAATGCAGTATTCAGGTTCTCCGCAAATGGGGCAGACCGATTTTTCCTGAGTCTTAGCCCCGTCTGCGTTAAGCGATGGTTGGGCGTGTTCTGTGCAAGCCTTAGAAATCTCTAATAGGCAAGCATGGCAGGGGTATTCTCCACGCTTTCTTTCGATACTCTTTAGCGCATTGTCTACGCTGAGAGCACGCTCTCTGTCAACTCTTTCATTGCACCACGAAATAAATTCATCGCCTTCCGTAGACCATCTTTTTATGTGCATTATTCCTCCAATATAAGAAAACGCCTAACGAATTTGCGTCAGTTGCTCGGCGGGTTATGCCTGAGCGACTGACATAATAATAAATTTTGATTGAGCTAAGAGTTTGATTTTTGCGTAGTCTTAGCCGAGTCAACTGCACGCGGTGTTGGGCGGCTACCATCATCAATCATGATTTCGTCAGCGCGAGCAATTGTTCTGACACAATCATCGCAAATATAGCACACCGAGCCGTTCATTTTGATTCTCCTGACTAAGCCGACCCTAATATGCGTATAACATAGCTCGCATGGTACTGGTAATTCCATTGTTCCTCTCTTCAGGCGAGACCGCCCAACGTTTTATTGAGCGGCTTCTGGGTTTATCGCCTTCTGGGTAAAAAGCCGCGCAGTACCCAGAAGGCCGTCTCTAATTTTTGTTAGGCATTAGGGCGGGTTGATGCGATACCTTTTTCTCAACTATACAGAGAGTATCATAACGTGCGCCACCATGACACACCATTAGAATCTCTTGCGCTGTGTACCCATCAAACGACCCCATGCCTGACGTGTTCCATCCGAACGATATAACATGCCCATTCACTTCGAGCAATTCATTGATAATGCGCCGTTCGTTTTTCCAATTGCTAGAATAATAATGACTATCATCATTTGTAAAACCAAGACCAACGCTGTCATAAACTTTTTTGACTTGTCTGCGAGAATACGGCGGGTCAAATAAAACCAAGTCGACTTTTATATTCTTTTCTAAAAGATGTTCAAGAAAATCAATTGCGTTCATGTGATATTCTGCCGCAGTATCTTTGTTCAAATCATTCGTATATGTTGCCCATCGCTTATTTCTTGAGAACGGATCAACACTTACAGACGAAGAGCGCAAATATCTTTTGACCAATTGACCTATTGGTTTTATGCTGAACGTATCAGCGGATGGTATTGAACGAACTCTTGCAAATTTCATTTGATAGCCCTGATGCCTAACTTATGCGGCGGTTTCCGCGCGGTCGCCGCGGGTTATCTTCTGGGCAAAAAGCGTCAAGGTGACATTCGGGGGTAAGTAGTTCCTTTTCGGGATGCGTGCATGTCCCGTCTTCGGCAACGTGGGCGCAGTCTGCTTTTTCTCTTTGCTTTGTGGCGGCTTTGTTGATTAGCTCTCCGATTCCTGTCACGAATTTTGTTGCTTGAGCCATCGTTGGGTTTGCGTCAAGTTCACCTATTGCTAAAAGTAAGGCTGATTGTGCGAAATCTTGTACATCCATTTTCTATACCCTCCGCAAGAATATATTTATAGGTTTCTTTTCTCGGTAGGCTTGGTGCGCTTTGTAGGCTTCTAAATCTGCCTTGCTCTTTTTGTAAATCATGCGTATTTTGTTACCTTGAATTTTCATTACTGCTTTGAGCGTAAAGTAGTTGTAATCACCTTCAACGTCTATAAGCCCTTCCCCTTCGCAATTCTTACAGTAGGTTTCAGCACCGCAACAATCACATTCTTTTGTTCCGTTCCCGTTACATTCTGGGCAAGTTCGTTTTAGCATTTTGGTCTCCCGTAAATTATTCGTTCGCTAATCTCTCATCACATTCAGGGCATCTTAGATGATATGGGCTTTCGCCTTCGGGCGGTGTGTAGTAATCTCGACAATCAAGGCATAGTTTTGGTTTCGCTTTCTTTCTGGCTTTTGGTTTCCAGCCGTGTTCTATTCGATAGATAGCTAAACCTACCGCCCCGTTCGCATCTTCTACGTGTTGGCGAATTTCTTCTTCCGTAATTTCGTCCATTTCAGCAATCATTGATGCTTTGGGATTTTTGATGCCAAGTTCAAAGCATGTTTTTAGCTTTTTCTCGAAGTCGGAATTATTCCGACTTTTTTGGTCTCTAGTAGTTGTAGTTAAATCTAATATTTCTTTGTTATTAGTATTAATATATCTACTACTACTACTAGGTGGTAAATTCTCGGAATTATTCCGACTTTTTCTCGGAATAATTCCGACTTTTTCTATTTTCTCGGAATTATTCCGACTTTTTTCTCGTAGCCTTAATTGCTGGTCTGTCGCTATCATCCATCCGGCGGGAACTTTGAGCATATAGCTGATTTCTGAAAGGTATTTTAGGGCTTTGGAAATCGGCTTGTCCGTATAGCCTGACATTCGCTCGAACCATTCTGCGCGGTGTGGCTGTTGGTCAAGTAAGCCCAAAATCACAATAGAGAGTGCCGCGCCCTTAAGAGCGCGGATGTCTTTTATCTCTAGCATCTCAAACCTTCTTCTGGGTCGGGAATAACTGCAAAGCCTGAGCGAGTGCCTTCTGGCTGTTGTAGTCATCAAGCCAACGGTCTACGCGCCCTTCGGCTATCTTGGCGGCGGAGAGTGCCGACCGCGTGCGCTCCTTAAGATGCTTTTTCTGAGCGTTTCGCATTTCTTCTGTAAGGCGGATGAATTGGTTCATTTTGTCAACTCCGTGATGAGCCACGCAGAGCCGAGTATGGCAGTGAGCATGGATAGGGTGAAGCCGATAAGGTCAGTCATTTTCTTTTCCTTTGCGGAGGGCGGGAGCCAAGTTCCGCCCTCCGCTTTTGATTTGTGACGTAGCGGTCTGTCACATCTGCGGCTGTAACACTTCTTCTCGCTCTGCCTTTATGCGGCGGTAACGCCGTGTCCGGCATCTGCCTGAGCAGGTCTGAGCGTCCGGATTACGACTATAGAAATAATGTTCGCATCCGTTGGGGTTGTGTTCCCACTCTACGCATTTATGTTTCAGCATCGGGCGGGTATCTCTATCAAAGAGCGTCAGGTGTTCCGTATCCGCCGTCTCCTTCATGTTGCGATTCGTGGATTGCTTCATCGTCAAAGGGGGCGGCTTCTTCGGGAAAGG